AGAATCATAACCAAGCACATACATATTTATTGCGAACGGATTATACTTTTCATCTATGTCATCTCCATGTGCGTCTTGATTGACGAAAACCTTCGCAACACTTCCAAACCTAGGCGGCATTGATAACACTCGTATTTCATAATCCCTCTTTGTAACGGCCCGCATTTGCGCTGAAAAGAACGCCATGGCATCGTTGCGTATATTATCAAGTGGTTCCTCGTCCTTACCACCGGTTCCAGGAACAGAGTTTGTTACTGATATACTTTGCTTGAGGTCCTGAATGGTTGCAACTTGTGCACTTGTAAACGCCTCATCTATGTTTTCATATTCAATTTTACGAATAGTAGTAAGGTCATTAACAGAAACGTTAGATGACAAACCGCCGCCTTCTATATACTTTATAGTCAGCGTTGTATTTGATGGGGATTGACCATACGTTCTAGTTGAAAAGAAATTTTGTGGATCTATTGGACTACTAAGCGCTTTTGCATTATTTCCTATACCAATATCTTTAGGTGACGGTATAAGAACTTGATCTGGGTCTGATGATACGCCCGCCCCAAATTGTATTTCTAGTTTATTATCGGGCGTTAACCTAGTTACAAATCTCCTAGGTGTTCTTAACATTCTTAGTAAAAACGGTACTGATGATTTATACCGCGAAAGAGTAGTATCATACCTATCACTATTCTCATTTTCAATATACACGAAATCTTGTGCCAAGAATGGAACCTCATACCATGTGTTATTATCCGAATCAGTAATTGATGTTACTTCTACGATCTTTGTATTATCTATGGTTATTGTTTTATATTCTTCGGCCGATCCGACAGTCACTGTGGTCGATTTCTCAATACCAGACCGCGCCCCGACTTGCTTCTTTAATAGATAGAATAATGGCTCATTAGTAACTGAATCCCTACTATATACTGTTGTTGTAGTTGGATCAAATGAACTGCTGAATCCGAAGTCAACCGGGACTTCAGTTCTAAACACTACATTTGGATCGCTAGTGGATTCAACTTCCATACCGGCCTTAACAACCATAGCATATGTATAATCGGGCGCAACATCCGCACCAGATCCTATCGACGGAACTAGTTGATATACATTCAATGTTGTTCTAGCGGGTGTTACAGGCGAGATCTTATATCCAAAAAACTGTGCAAGGTTTATTATGTTTTTACGTTCTTGTGCGTAAGGTAGCAGACCCTCTTTCAGTGTATCATCTATATAAAACGATAGAACGTCTCCTATGTACGATACCATCTCCAGGAACATCATACCTGGAGATGATTCATTAAAATCGTTATATGTATCAGGAAAATAAACCTTGGAAAATTCTATCAGGTTTTTCTTATTTTGAGAAAAATCCTTTGATAGATAGTTTACATCCTTCTTACGTACTTTATCTTCATCTATATTTATCAGGGCCATTTATTGTCTCTTATGATTCTACAAGAAGTGCTAAGTAGGACTTTCCAACAACATTTGGAACGGAATATGTCACAACTATCCTCATTGTATAAATATCTGGTTCCCCCGTTTCTCTGTTAACATCAACAGAATCTATATTAACAAAAGGCATCCACCTAGATACCGCACTTCTAACTATTGTGTCAATAGATGAGTCAATGTCAGACCCCTGTTGTTGAAATAACACATTATGCAAACCAGACCCGAATTCGGGGTTCATTGGTCTTTCTCCAATCCTGGTTAATAACAGGTTAGAAAGATCGGTTCGTATAGCCACCTCTGTAGTAAATGTCTGCCTAAAATACCCCGTAGACCCCATAACAAGCGGTAAAGAAACCCCTATGGCCTTGGTAGCAGATTGATCTAACGGGTCAGATGAAGCGAGTGATTGAGATATTATTAATGCCATCGGTGTTAATTAGTATCCTTTCTTCTCAGACACTTTCTTAAGTACATCCGAGTAATTACGAGTTAACGCCTTTGCTAAAGATTTACCAGACTCCGTATCTAGATCTACAACAGAATTACTGCTCAAACCTGTTGTTTGTATTGGTAGTTGACCCCCTGTCTGCGGTGTACCAAAATTATAGACATCTGCCGTAGTCATATGAATATCACTAGAACCTACAGCAGTGTTATACTCTGACATAATACCGCCGCGAGTATTCTGTAATATTTCGTCTAATACACTGTTACCGGTTTTAGGTACCAGTTTATTGGGTGATCTGGTATTCAAATGACTTTGAATGTCCTTAGATACCTTAGTAAACACATCATTACTTTGATTAGATGGTTGAGATACTACCGATTCAAGTAATCTATCGTAGTCACTTCTTTTTAAAACAACCATCTCGTTTAAAGTACTCTTTACTTGTTTCTTAACTTCTCTTTCTATCAAAACCTTAATAGTTTTTAACAGTTTTTCAGCGTTTTTCATTGGCATTTATTTAGGTGTCTATTATGTAATAATTATAATTAACCGCGTTTATTTAAATATATCAGTAAAATCGTCTTTACCGTCCACAAACCCCCTACCATTATCATCTGTAGGGTCTGCTGAATCGCCGCCGCCATTCACAGTATCATCTGAATTTGGTTTTGTATAGCATGGGTCTCCCAAATCTACATCTGTTATGGGAGTGTTTTCCGTAAACTCCATTAAATCGTCTTTAGTATAAACTCCATCAATCATCTTAGACGGGTCAGGAAATAAGGATTTTACTGGAGTAGTACCTCCTTGTACCGGCGGATCACTGTTCTGTAAGTCTAACCGAATATCTCGTATTCGGTCCTTCAGTTCAGATATTGATCTCGAACCCCCTCTATACTGTAAAAACAATGTTGGTTCATTTTGTATATAGTTCGCATCCGATATAATATCACCTAGAGTTTCTATAGCCCCCAACTTATCAAATACAATATCACATTCGCTTTGAGTCTGCGGTGCCCGCACTCTATTTAATTCTTCCATCTCATTCTGAATATCCACAAGAGCATTATTAAACTCTGATTCATCTTCATTAAAGAATGGGTCTGGATCTGTTTCTCCATAGTCTATATTTGGGTCTCCTGTAAAAAACTTATCCTGTAGAGACATCAACTCTTCTAAACGTTCAGCACATATTCTATTAATCAGTAAAGTCATTGCAGTTATTAACGCAGTAACAGTAGCAGCCTTTTTCAAAATATCTTGTGCCTTATAATACACCGTGGTAAACTCAGCCGCTGCCGGTGGTGAGAAACGGGCTGCTAGCTTTGCTATTCTTAAGATAACACGAATTATTATAAGCACTGTAGTTAATATGGCGCCAATCTTTACTAACTTTCTAGTTCTAGATTCACACCAATAAAGTGTTTTCCTAGCCTCTATCCACTTTTCTTGAGCGTCCTTTCTCTTTTCAAACTCAGTCTCATTTATAGGATCACCGTTCTCATCTACTAAAATATTCACTATCGACAGTTGAGTAATGGTAGACGACATTCTAAAAATAGAACTAAATATTTTTGATATAGCAGAACCAACTCGTTCCGAAATTCCAAGATTAGATAACTTTGACAATCCTATAGCCATTATCTATTAACCCCATCATTAAGATCCCAACTTTCGTTTGGTCCAACAAACACCTTATTACTAAGAAGAGTGGCTCTCTTATCTTCATTTATTCTGTAATATTGTTCTACATGTTTAGAGAAGTTTGATAACATGCTACTGAGACCGGGTATAACTAATTGCTTTTCAGCAGAAGCGAATGATTTCTCTAGTATTGATACAAACATTGAAAAGTCTCTAAAAAACGAGTCTAGAAACTTCATCAACGAATCCCCCATCACTACAGGTTGTGTTCTATCCATTTCTTTTCCAAGAAATATATTTGGTGAATTCATAAACACAGTATCGCTCCTAACCCTAAAACTAGAATTTGGCGTTGAGAAGTCTACACCCGTTCTACTGTCAAAGGATATTTTACTATCAGTAGACACTGAAAATTGTCCTTGAGAGAAGAACATTGTTTCTCCTACTTTACTGACGTTCACGATTCTATCAGACGATAAAAGAAGTTGCTGCCCATTAAGGGTTGTTGGGTACTTGAATGTCGAATACTTAAAGTCCGCCGTCGCATTTTGCGTGTTAAGACCGGAGACTACATCATCGTTCCTAAACGTAGTCTTTTGTTCATACGCAGTTTTGAACGTCTTAGTAGATCCAATTTCAGTAACGTTCCCCAGATGTATGGGGGTAGGGCCACTCGTCAAATACACACTAGAGCCGTCTAACCGAACGTCCTCACTTCGGTATGAGAATACACCTTCCGATACACTGCCCCTTAGATCGTTCGATATGAGTATGGATGGCGAGTATGACGACACGTCATCGTCACCTCGGCTTATATCAGTGAACCTAATTGACGACCCAAACCGACTCTGTAGTATAGTATCCCCGGCATTTGGATATAATCTCGACTGTCGTGAGTTTGGTATAAAATCTGATGAATTGGTGTTAGTACCACCGCCGCCTATAAAATCTCTAGTATTAAATTCGGAATTTCCATTGTAATTAGGGCTATTATAGTAATTTATAGGTATATAAAATACCCTCTCCGGTATACCGAAACTACCAACAACTACTAACTCGTTAACTACTGGAAGCGTTGTTATATTAGAGCTTAGTGGGTACGCCCATATATCATCAACATCGCTCCTTGTCATGTGCGATGATTTAGGTTTACACTTTATAGCACCAATCCTGCCAACATTACCATTCCTAAGATTAGGATCATCTATATTATCGACTACATGAGTAACCAACGCAGTATCTAACTCATAGAACTCGTATTGTTTATCTACTTCGTCGGTTAGATTAGTCTTTAGTTGCGTGTACTGTGTATTTCTTCGACGATTTGATGTTTCTACGTGAGATATACCCATTAATGTAATTGTACCCTAGTCTTCATTGTCTTTCTTCTTCAGCTCATCAACCTTGTCTTTAGCCTTTTGAACTATATCATCCTCTTTAGAAACTTCACGTGCCCACTTGGACGCTTCTTCTTGTATACCTGCTATAGCTTCAGATGTTAACCAGGAATCGTCTGATCCACTTGTTTCTTTCATCTCAGCAATCATTATTCTCTGAGCTATAGTCGCAAGTGACACTAAATGTGAATCATTACGGATACTAGTTTCATAATAATCCTGAATTATTGGGTATATTTCAGACGCTTTCTTCATATCAAGTTTACCATCAACCCTACACGCATCCCTCAAATCGTCTATAATCCTATTTAAGTGGCGACTTTTATTTACCGAGTTAGAATAAATGTCTTTTAATAGACTATCGAAAGTCTTTGTATCAAATATTTTAGAGTTTGCATCCATAGTGTAATCTTTATTGATAAATATATAATTCACAAAAAAACGGGAGACGCATTACACATCTCCCGTTCACATAGGCGATAAACTACGCAGTCTACTAGGTCCAATAATTACCACCTAAATTCATCTTCGTATTCAGATACCGTACTAATAATATCACCGGTTGTTCTAAATTCTTCTAACATCTTTTCCTGAACGTCCTTCATCATATTAACAACTCTAGTAATATATTGAGTTTTATGGTTGGTCATTTCTCTAATCAACACATATAGGTGTTTTTTGTTAAAGTTTTCAACAGAATCAGATCGTCTGAATAATTCAAGCACTGCATCCGCGATTTGGATATCGCGAGTTTTAGTAAATACCGTTCTCAAGTTATTCTCCCAAAACTCCAACATAACATCTATAAACTCAGACATATCAATTTTATGTTGTCTGTGATCAAAGTTATCTTCGACGTCCCACCCAGGGGGCATCTGCGATATTAATATAGCCCGTTTATATCTACGATGGTTACTATTGTTGGTCTGCATTAAATGATGTTTAGCAACTACAGTAAAATATGAGAATGCTTTAGTTCCCTTTGATTCATCGTATTTATGCAAGTTCAGTAGTACGTTATGAACGGCCTCTGCTTGAATGTGCTCCGCGGGTGCGTCAAAGTAAATGAACTTATACTTGTTATACATATTCTCAACTATTTTTTCAATAGGCATCTGTATGTAATCGGCAAATATCTTGTTCTTCCAATACTCTATTTCAGATTCACGATATGTCTCCTTTAAGAATCTAGTATACTCTAAGTTATCATTCATACGACTTAACTTATGGGTAAGGCTTTCCATCTTCAATTCCTTGTCGGAATCTGGGAGATCAACTAATTTTAAATCCTCAATCTCTGCTTCTAATAATGAAATTTCGTCCAAACATGTAGACTCGGACCAAGATAACTTGTTGTATAATACAATTGCATTCTCCGTTTCTTGCGTAAAATAAAAGGTTTTATTCTTTCGTTTACGTCCTCTACGGGGTTTCTTCTTTTCCGTTTCCGCTTTTTCTTTTCTAGTCTCTTCTGCCTTTTGAACTACTTCATTTTGCACCAATTCACTCAAACCCATAAATATTATTCAATAATTTTCAACCCATTCACCGCCTCTAATAGTACATTAAAAACATCACCTACTTCATCATCGTTTCTAAACACACCACTATCATCAATATCGTTCATTTTAGTGATAGCCGACCTGACCAAATCAAATGTTTCCTGCGTCCACTCTTCATAGGAATCATTTTCAATCCATAACGTATATGAAAGAAATGCCAAAAAACACGACAATATAGCCAATACAATAACTAAAAATAACAGCATACTTATCTTACTTTTATTACTTGTGGAGATGGTGGGAGTCGAACCCACGTCCTAAACAACTTCCCAATTATGTCATTCACGTGTGTATATTCTTTACTTTCAAAGAATCAAAATCAAACATAATTTTTACGTTATTAATGTTATTAAACGTAGTGGTTATTTTAATTGTTCCACAATACAACATGGTTTGTAGAAGTCTTTGGTAAGACCCCAATTAGACTAAACTAATTCTTCTACTGGAGTCCCTACAAGTGCCATAGCATCTTCGTAGGTAAAGTCAGAAATATCTTCTGCATTTATTGTTTTGTTGATGTTAAAGACCCGTCTAGTCTACACGCACATAATTACGTTATTATTCAGTCGATACCATTTCATCCCCAATACGTTAATCGTCAAACATGTCGTCTTCTAACTCGAACTCTGTATAATCTATCAGTAGTTGAATAGCTTCTTCTACAGCAATCCAATTAGAATCATCAACTGCTACTTTTAATAACATAATTATTTTTGTTAGATTCATTAGACATTCCCCAAATCTGGTTTATTCATAAACCCGCTAGTCCCATTAAAAGTAGCAGTATTTACTTTATTAATTATAGCCTCCATATATTTTACAAATGTATCATTTTCTAGATTTTTATTCTCACCGTCTGATATAGTTTTTTCCATACTAGACATGAATTCAATACCGTCTACAATATTTTCTTTGATCAGGAGGTATAATAACACTTCTATATAATACTGCATTGTTTTAACTGTAGCGCTAGTATTATTATACTCAGCCCAGACTGTGTTTAACGCGTTCGTTAGGTCATCTATGGATTGTTGTAATTGTAATATTATATCAGTATCGGCACGTTTGATCATCATCCCTATGTTTTTCTATGCACATCTCATATCTTTTAATTTGTCCATAAATTTATTTTTAATTATAACGTTTGTCCATATATCCACCCCTCTACCTCATCCCTATTATTCATCGGCCGTTCTGGTGTATCCCATACTGGATAATCTTTAGAGTACCCGTAAACCTTTGCCATAGTTTCTGGGTAATACGCATGTGTGACCCCTTCGTATTTTTCCGGTACACCTAATACAATAACTCGTTTAGCAAGTTCGTATGCTCGGTCAAATAACTCATTACCATTATCCGGATTAAGATTCTTATATCTGGTCCACTTTGATGTATTCACTGCAGAAAATTGGTATGGATCGTGAATCACCCCGTATACAGTTGTTCTACCTCTATATTTAGTCTCTTGCCGATTTACTACAATCGAAGCAATCATTAACCACGGTTCGTCCCGTTTATCTTCACTCATCATAACCCTAGCCATCCACAAAGCCTTCTCATTAACTTTTTCCTGCTCTGCATCCGTCATCTCGAACCATTTCACTTGAAAGTCATTAAGCTCTTGTTTACACTCAACGGCGTAACTGTGGTTGTGTGGAGATACGACTATGGTAGTCAGAGCAATAACTATTGTGAGTACTGCTGATAATGTGAGTTTTCTAAATAGCATCGTATTTTACTTTCTAGTTGTGATAACCGTTTTTTAAGTCCCAGGTCACTTTCGTCTTTAAAATACCTCTTACATTTTGCAATTGCTAATGCCCAATCGCTTGGATGTAATGAGACATGTATATTATTATTTCCTCTTAGCATGATAACCTCTCTTCCGGTAGAAACCGACCCTTCTAAGGCATCAAGCATCACTGTATGATAAATATAATCATTATCCGTTAAACAAATCAAGTCTTCAATTACTTCTTCACAAGAATTTAACATTACTGTATAACCCATCCCTTGTCTAAGAATCTATTACTATGTTTATGTTTTATAAACTCGCTATCTCCAGTTTTTGGATCGACTACCATAACTTTGTCATTCCTACCGTACGTTTTACCATTAACACGGGTTGTCGAATATACTCGATCCTTTATTGTAACCCCATTCAATATATCTATTAAATGTTGTACAGTCACACATTCCAAAAAACCAATATCTTTCCAGAAATTTTCGTGATTTTCATTCCATGTCTCTGGGTGATCTGCTTCAAATACATGACCTTCTGGTAAATTATCTGCCTCTACTTTAACCCATTCATATCGTACAGTCCTGACTGGTTTAGTAAGTGTTTTAGGCAGGGATACACATGCTTCCATGTATACATGTGTATTCTTTGATTTATCCACTATCCGCGGGTTAACTAAATAATACGGATCTGTTTCTACATTAATCAAACATACCCCTTTATCAATACCAATTTGATTGGCAGCTAGTCCAGTACCGCCTACCTTGGAAATTACGTCAGATAGTTTATCTACTATACCAGTAACTTCACTATCCGGAATAGGTCTAAAGTCTACAGGTTTGATCAATTTTTTTACATTATGCATAATCATTATTTTATAACATATTTAATATCTTAATTTATACTGCTATTAATCGTTTAAAGTTCCTGCGTATATTGGCTCGGCATCTTTATGATTCTCTGGATCATAGTATTTTGCTTTTATTACTACGTGGCCGCCTGCAGTCTTTACTTTATAATGCGTTATCTCGCCTTTATCTATTTTATCACCACCGGAATCTTTCGTTAATTCTTGAATATGGTCTTCATTAATATCCAAATCGAGTTGGCGTGTAGCCTCGTACTCTGGCGGTGTTGAATCTGGGATATTGTTTGATTGGGCCGTACTATTTTTCGTTTTCAGGTCTACAGATAGGGCATTATTAAAGGCAATCACCATAACAACAGCCATTGGGTCAAACACAAAAATAAGCAAAAATATAAACCATTTAACGACTGTATCAGTGTCTACATTGAATGACTGAGCCACAAACCTAAACCCACCAATCTCACGTTCAATTTCAATATTATCCTTACGGGTCTGTAGTATAAGTGCATCGATTGAATCCGCAACAACACGTGCCGATTCTATCTTTCTACCTAAATCGCTTATCTCAGAATTTGCTTCGTTAATTAAATTGGTAGTGATTCTAGCATTTACCCAATTTGAGTTTGCAACCAAACTGTCATACCGAACCTCCTGTCTAGTTCGATTATCAGAAAGTGTTTGAATACGGTTTTCCCATCTTGGTATATCTGAAATAGAACTTTCTTTTTGGCTATCTAGAAATGATATTTCACTTTCAACTTGTGCTACCCCTATCTGGGTTTGGGTATATGCATTTGATAGAAATCCAAAAATACCAGCCGACGTTATCAACACCAATATAATGATACCGGTTATCAAATACGTTCTAATCATTATATTAGTATGTTTCCAATAATGGTGTAAATATGACGCGGCGACCAACTTACCAATCTCTAGCGACGCCGCCATTATTATGACGGCGTACATCGCACCACTAAATAACAAACCTAAACCTGTTACTGAGAAGAACGCTGCACATCCTGCTATTAATAGTGCAGATATACCGGTAAGAGCGGTTATAAATCTCATTTCAGAACCAATTATCTTTCCAGCGAGATTATGTTTTCAAGTTCTTCAACTTCTTCCCTCAACTCCTTCAGTATCCGGAGGCCAGTTCTCTGGTCGGTTGGTACATGCCCAGACACCATTCTATCCAATATAGTTAGCTTATCCTTTACAGTGTCTATCCGTCTCTCTGCCTGTTGTTTGTATTTCATCTTTATTTCCGTTTTTTATAAGTATAATGTAAACAAATATAGGGGCACTTTAACGCACCCCTATACTGTTTAACCTATTATTTACTACTATTAGTCAACCTGTATATTAATCGTACCGCCCGATACATTACTTGAGTTCTTCTGTATACTGAGGACTAATAACCCATTCTCAACTTTAGCTTTTGCCGTCTTCATATCAACATCGGTATTTGTGATGGCTAATTCTCTTACTAAAGATCTCGTTCCATTATTAGCCTTCAAAGTTAAATTATACGTACCACGATTATTCAACTTAGTAGCAGTGAATTCAATATCCTCTTTAGCGAATCCTGGTACTGCTACATCCAGTCGGTACTCGTCACCAACCATATATAGTTTACTAGAATCATCACTATACAATTCAGTCGTTCTGAATACGTTATCAACAAACTTTTCAAAATCTCCAAAATCGGTATGTGCATCAAATATAAGTTTTTTTGTAGTAGTGTTAAACATAGTTTATATCTCCGTTTTTATAGTGACCATAATAAAAATTATGCCATCATTTATTATTGTGACAAGTTGTCACCTAATATGTGAGTTCCCTTTCTATAACTGTAGCCATACGATCCGCCCAATGAATAACATTAGCTATGTTTCTACGTACAACATTATCCTCGGTATATTGAACTAGATACGATTTATTTGAATCATCATACATACCATCTGCTAGCCGGATACCAAAGTATTCATTCTCACTCAGTTCAATACCATACTTCTGTAACAAGAAAAACGTTCTGTCAGATGTGGGCATATGCTCCAAATCCTCGTTATGAGTAAAATACTCTTTTCTGTTCTTAATGTGCCAATCGGATTTATTAAGAACGTAATAGGGCGTATCTACACCACCTAGCTTACCTAAGTCATGGTGAAACGCTACAAATGCAAGTTCAGCTGCCGTGAAGTTCACATTACCACCAGACTTTGCAAATAATTTAGCTTGTTGCATTGACAAATCAACCACACGTAATACATGGTCCATATACCCACCATAGAACGCGTTATGATAATAGGGTTTAGTAGATGCTGGGCTTAACACCAAAGATGGTCCTAATTGGGTGTCAGAATACATATACTCCAACTTCTCGTATCTATCCGGACTAGTCGCCTTTTTTAGTTTTGCCATAAATTGGGTATGAAGCTCCTGTAGTTCTTCATCAGTATACTTATCATACACATTTTTACCACTCATATCTCGTAACCTGAATTGTTTCTGTGTTGAATTTATCCTTAACGTCTGCAAGAAATTGGGCCCGTTTCTTTGTACTATACTGCAACGGATCGTACATATCTACCGGTACTTCTATAGTAACAACCATCTTAACGGTTACTTTAAACTCCTTCCCATTTTTAATCGTCTTCATCAATATCTAAGAAGATCTCATCTTCCAGTTGATCTATACTAACGCCCTTGAACATGTGTCTCATGTTGTCGAAACGTTTCTTTTTACTGACTTTAATATCTGTAGTCTTACGACTTGTTCTTTCCTCGTCGCTAGTAACTTTACGTTTAGTCTTACCCATACCGTTAAATTTTTGATACTAGGTTTTCGTATGTAGTAGTTCCAGAGAACTGACTAGCAACGACGCCATTCTTTATAATAACGGTAGTTGGAACAGATTTAACTGAGAACCTGCTTGAAAGTTCCGGGGACATATCGACGTCAGAACGTAGTACTGTTACCCCATCTATATTAACCCTAGAATAAATTGGCTTGTAATGTTTACAAGGGCCGCACCAATTGGCATGAAATACCAATACAACAGTTCCAGATACTTTATCAAATTCAGCCGACGTTGTTATATCTCTCATTTTTTTCTATAGTTTCTTTTATACTTTCACATAACTCATATTCTTCTATCTTAGCAAAGTATTCTAAACACTTATCTAAGACCACTTTATAATCTTTTTGTTCCACTGTTATTATATACGGATTATTTGATACTTCAAATAATATACATTCGGGTGCATTATTTTTAACGGATTGATGTATTTTATCGTATATCACATGATACACATCATCCTTATCAGAGATCTTATCACTAAAAAACGTTCCCCAATCAGACATACCAATTTATTAATTTAAAAAGAATATATTATCGTCTATGCCCGCGGCAAATCGCTGCTTCACAGACCCAGTTATTGGTAAGTAGAATGATTCATTAGATATAACCTCTATGTTACTATCGTCTTCATAATATGAATCTTCCGTTGCAACGTCAGTAACCAACAAAATTAAATCTCTGTTTTGATATAGCCACTCAAAAAAATTTTCTCGGCTCATATTATCAAAATTATTGTTAGATTCATAGGCTTCGTCATCATCGTACTCATCCATACCAATCTCCGTTTACTTATAAATATAACTACAGATCACAATGCGTATACCACTTATCAACCACCCACCCGGTGTTTATAATGCTACGCACAATTACATCATGTGTTTTATCAGTTATCCATATAAGTAACTTACTAATCTTTAACTCATTAAATGAATACGCTACTATAAATGACATCAGTCTTTGCATATCTATACCAGAGTAATTATCCTCAAAAAATACAGTTGATATGCCATATCTATTTCGCTTCAAAATATGGGGTATGTTATTTGGATATACTACGTTCGACATCCACGCCCCATATTCACACCCGTTTGAATTCAATCTAAACCCTATATTAGAATCAAACGAATTCCAATTCATGTCACCACGACTAAACAAGTTACTAGGTTTTAGTTTATCATAAGAATTAATGTCTATTACATCTACTTCTATACTATTATTACTAAAACCATTGTTAAATGTTTCTGGTGTTATGCTAAAGAATGTATACACGCCACTTCATTGTGAACTATTATACACGGCATCCATTATCTTAAATTCTTGACATGTTTTCCTGAGAGAATAGATAAACAGCGGATGCCCGTAGTGTGTTGTAACTGTCCCATAGAAACAATACGACCTACACGTCATGTACACTTCTAGTGGTATACCTCTACGTACTACCTGGTATCCGTAGCATGTAGAATCCCACGGATGGTATTTCTTAATGACACCGCCATTATACACGTCACCGTACGTAGTGTCAAACGACCATGCTCCCCAATCTACAAATGGTATCTTAACCTTGACATCCCACATCATGTTCACAAGCGATGTATCTGTTTGGGGACTTCTTAGTATTGCGTTTTTATCTTTCTTTAATTCTGGAAATGCTACCTGGGATACCCCAATATTAGATGTTGTTATTATTACTATACCTAGAGTAATAAAACTTAGCAGCAGTCTGTAACCTGTTATTTTCACGTTCTGATCTATTTAATTTCTTTTTTGTTATACCATGTTCTAACTTTTCAACATTCAATAAACGTATTTTATCCTTGTTTCGTTTAAACAAAACAATATTAGTACCTACACTTAGTATCAATAGTACTACTAGGGATAATATGATATACAATACGCTCATCAATCATAGGGGTTTACCATGTCCACTTTTTATCAGTGTGTCTTAAATGTAAATATGCGATACCCGAATAAATTAGAGAATACAACATTCCCTTTGTACCAAATATTACAAAAGCCCACATCGGTACTAAAAACATTGTAGTCATTTCTACAAACATTAAAATATACAATAGTTTCTTTTTAATAGTCCACATACGTTATACCATACCGCTAGAACCAAACCCCTTATCGCCCCTGGACGCGGTGTCGCCTATTTCATCCACCAATGTTGGACTTAAGGCTGATGTAAATAATTGAATCAAAACGAGTTGGGCAATCTTATCTCCCACATAAAATGTAACTACTTTATTGCTAGCGTTATACATGAGTACTTTGATCTCCCCGGTATAACCGTTATCTATAACACCTGCGTGTGTGAACACGCCCATCTTTGAACTAATAGACGATCTATCTTTTATAAATCCACCAGCACCAATAGGAAACTTTAGACAAATTCCAGTCGATACTAACGTATACTCGTTAGGTAATAACGTAACGTGTTCACTTGAAAATAAATCAAACCCTAAATCTCCGTCGTGTTCCCTTCGTGGAGTAACTGCGTGATCTACTAATTTCTTTACTTGGAACTCGTAAATACTACCACCGTATACTCCCGTAACTTTATTTCCTTTAGACATTCATTTATTACTAATATGCGGGTAGGGGTCAAAAATACCCTACCCGCATATTTTGTTTAGTTAAATACGCTTACCACACGTTGCACAGAATTTCCACCCTTTCTTATATCGAGTACCACAATTTGAGCAGTATGTTCGTATATCTCCGGATGAATAACTCATCCTGCTGGACTCTGGTAGAATTTTGAACTGGCATCTATACGATGGATACTGTTCAAACTCTACGTTTTCTGAGGTAACCGCCTGATTACTTCCGTCGCCCTTACCAACCCGCCCAGTTTCCTTAGAGCTCCTTATATTAAACGTAGCAGGTTCGGACACATAAAACGGAGTAGTGCTTGTTGGAGATGCATAAAAACTAATTTTATCTAAATTAGAATAGTTATTACTACCAACCGAACTTCCATATACTATGTTGCCGCCGTTAAATACCCAGGTTCCAGTATACGTTATACTCCCAGGTAAATTACTAAATGTACCAGTACTGTGTACGACTTCTCTAAAGTACTTCACCACCACAAGCCCGTTATTACGAATTGCGTCAGTTGCTTTTTTATCGTTAGCATCTATAGAATATGTATTGAATACAAACTTATCGCTTGAATCCAAATACCTTTCTAAGAATACTCTTTCACCTGGCTTCAAAATAACCTTCTTGTTAGATATAGGCTTACCATTCATTTCTATAAGGGCGCCGTATACATCATAACTGCCATTAAACAGTTCAATTTCAAAATGTGTACCGCCTCTTAAATAAACGTTATCTCCATATTCTTTAACACGGTTTTTATTAACTGATATGTGCGCTTGTAGATTACCCATTATTCACATCCCCCCACACTACTTCT